AATAGGTCTGATTTATGCACTTCTGTAATGCTGTTATTAAAGCCTACCCATTCTGTATCAAAAGGCTTGAGGGTTGCTAATTCGGGTAGTTTTAAAAAGTAGTTTTCTCCACTATAGGGAACAGTTTGTTCCCCTGACGACCAGGTTACGCCACTTGTGGGCTGAATAGGAAAGTATACCTCTATCTTCCAGTCGGGATTGTGTTTAGCAAAACTGACTACAGTAAGATATCTTAACCAACTCAGCTCACGACCACCCCAATATAAATAAAGAACTTTTGGTATCATACCTCCTCCCTAAAGGTATCAGGGTTTTCGGGGTCGAAAATCTCGTCGCACCAAACCATGAAGATACAGCCATTAACACCAGCCGTTATGTTATGTGTGTTGTTCGGATAAATAGTAGCCACCAAAGGATTGCTCCCAGAAGCAGAAACCTTCATCACGTCCATTGTCTTGCGATCCCTGACATGTATCTCGGCATCGCCACTAATAACCAAGAAGTGTTCTATCTTTCTCTTGTGGTAGTGATTGCCCCTGGTCTGGTTGGGGGCTGATACCACATAAAACACCTGTCCGTCGTGAGGAAACTTATAAGCCTCTATTAAATCACCCCTCTTATCAGATTTAACTTCTAGTTTTTTGAGTTCCATAACAGCTCCTTGACCTCTTTTACCTCTAGCTGTTTAGTAGTGTCTGACGTGTAGGATTTAACTGTTTTATCGTGTTGCCCCTCGGTGAAATACAAGTCGTAGGGGAAATCTCCAACATCAGCCTCAATCTTGTAGTAATCTCCCATATCTTCCGTTCTATACATTTCTTCTTGGCTTATCAGGGTTTCGTGCATCTTTTCGCCCCTCCTTATACCGATGAGCTGAATTTCGCTTCCTATAGCTTTTGCCAGTGTGAGCATTGTACAGGCTGGAGCTTTCTTGATGAATATGTTACCAGGCTCTCCTTCTGTCATGGCATACATAACTAGGTCGATGGAATCTTCTAGGGATAATAGAAACCTAGTCATGTCTGGGTTTGTAAGTTTTAGTGCTTTTCCCTCACTGTGAGCTTTCTCCCATAGAGGGATTACCGAACCCCTAGAACGCATCACATTCCCATATCTAGTTACAATAGCCCCCTTAGATATGGCTACTTTTTCCATGAGTGCCTTAGACATACCCATAGCATTTATGGGGTAAACTGCCTTGTCTGTTGATAAACAGACCACCCTAGCATCACCAGCAAAGTCAAGCACGTTATTTGTTCCCATTATGTTCGTCTTAACAGCTTCTAGGGGAAAGAACTCGCATGACGGAACTTGCTTGAGTGCAGCAGCGTGAAAGATAGCATCAAACCCAGGCACCGCTTCTGCCACCCTTCGCCTGTCTCTCACATCCCCAATCTCAAAAGTAACACTGGGGTAGAGTTGCCTCATCTCATGTTGCTTGTTTTCGTCTCTGCTGAAAACGGTAATGTCGTGAGGTCTATGATATTTTTCTACAAAGGCTTGCCCAAAACTGCCAGTACCACCAGTTACCAAGATCTTCATTTGTGCCACACATATTTATTAACATAGGGCGTGTAGCCAAGGACTACTCTCAACACTCTCTCTGAGGTGTTTTCTAGATCATAGTCTCTAGGTATTGCTCCTGGTCTGAAGTTATCCGTGACCACATCTATACATCTAATTATATTGCCTGAGTCCACACCAGAGACAAGAATACTACCAACATCTATAGCCTCTGGTCGCTCTATGGCATTTCTGATAGTTACCGCAGGAAATCCCAAAATACTAGATTCTTCTGCTATCGTCCCAGAGTCGCTAATTGTACACTTCGCATTAGCCTGTAAGAAAACATAGTCGAGGAATCCAAGTGGTTTTAAAAACTCAATGTTCTTGTGCATCTCTAATAAGTTGTCATCTAGTTTGTGACGAAACCTCGGATGGGTGCTGACTATAATTGGTACACCATATTTAAAGGCAATCAGATTAAGGGTATTCATCAAGATGTCTAGGTTCTCTGGTATTTCCAGGTTTTCATCCCTGTGGATAGAGACTACAAAGTATTCACCCTTTTTAATATTTAGCTCTCTGAGAACTTTACTCTCTCTTATCCTAGCTAGATGTTTTACTATTATCTCTTTCATCGGACTACCCATAACAAAGATTCTGTCTTTGGCTACGCCCTCATCAAGTAGGTATCTTCGGGAGTTTTCGGTGTAGACCATATTAACATCTGAGATGTGATCCATGATTTTGCGGTTGATTTCTTCTGGCACATTATCATCGAAACATCTATTCCCAGCTTCTAGGTGAAATAGCGGTATCTTCATTCGTTTAGCTATATAACCGCCAGCTATAGCCGAATTGGTGTCTCCCAATATCACAACAGCGTCAGGTTTTTCGTCTATCAGTATCTTGCTCACATGAGTAAAATTAGAGGCTAGCTGTACACCTAAATCGTTACCGTGCCATTCAAGCTGTATATCTGGAGTTCTAAGCCCTAAGTCTGAATAGAATATATCTCCTAGCTCACGGTCATAGTTCTGTCCAGTGTGGACAAACACATGATCTGTGTACTTGTCTAGCTTTTTTATAATCTCGGACATTTTTATTATCTCTGGTCTAGTTCCCAGTATTGTCATTACTTTCATATTTTCTCCAAATTCTCGTCATAACCACGTTCTCGCATGGTCTTTTTATAGTACTCAGGAAATTCATGCCAGTTAGACTCATTGGCAAATGTCCTAGACAGGTTATCTGTCATGTGTCCGAAGATGTAGCCCATATTCTCTATCTTCTTAGAAAAGCGGGAGTCTTCTTGTAGTTTAGACCGTCTTTCATCATCCCATCTAAGTTCATCATATCTAAGCCCCTTGTCCCAAAGAGTCCTGCGTATGATACATGGTCCACCAACACAACCAGGCCAGGTGTTTATAGTACAGCCGTTTATCTCTTGTTCTCTTAGTATAGCTTTGGGGTGTTCTATAGCTTCGTGGTCTAGTCCTAGTTGTCCTAGTTCTGGTATCTTCTTGAAGTATTCCTCTGCTCTAGCATCCCAGCCTTTTTCAAAGTGCATGTCATTGTCTAGCCTCATTAAATGTGTAGCTTCGGGATAGTCCTCAAGTCCTCTGTGCCAGCCCATATTACAAGCTGCCCCTGGATATAGGTTGTCGTCACTTAATATCACCTTGTCAATCTTATACCTTTTAACGTGTCCTTCGAGCCAATCAACAGTTCCGTCAGTTGAGGCGTTATCTACTGCCACCAAAAAATATGGTATCTCGATAGTTCTCAGCAACTCTCTCAATGTTCTTTGGGAATACTTTAACCTGTTATGGGTGATTAGACATATAAGCAGTTTCATAACGCCCCCGAATCATCTATAATTACACTTCTTTTGGGTGGTTTCTCACCTATCCCTTTTTTGATTAACTTCTGGGCGTGGGCTTTGCTGGTAGCCAGTTCTTTGCCGTCTACTAATACGCTAGCAAGATTGCCACTCTCAGAAATTGGCAATCCTTTGATGAGGGTGTGATATCTGTCTTTCTTAACTTTAGTCCACTCATCAATTGAATGCGCTCCATCATTACTGCCAGCCTTACCCAATGCTCTCAACTTTCTCTGACCTAGTTCGGTTTTTGTTCTGTGAATCGGAATATTAAGCCTATATAAATTCATAAAGAAATTAACGTCGTGCAGACCGTAGCCCTTATCTCCCTTCTTGACCCCAGTGAACTTCAAGTAATCTCCGTAGTTTTTGGGAACCCAAGCTATGTCAGTTCTAAAGTACGGAGCTTTAAGTTCGTCAAAGACTTCTCGCTTAACTAAAGTACAGCCAGTTCCAGCGTAAACTATTCTGTTTTTCACGGTGAGGATAGAGGAATCTCCCCTTTTTGTGGTGGGATAGTTGGCTACTACCACAGCCTTATCCACAGCGAGCATTTCATCTAATATGCCGTCTGGGAGCATCATATCGTCTTCTACTAGCCAAATATGGCTGTGAGAGCCTCTGAGAGCCTCTGTAAGCGGTTTTTCAAAGCAATCTGGTATAGGAAGCCTGTGAGAAAAATATATCTTATAGTCGTGTCCTTTGAGGCTAGACAGCATCTCTTCGGCTGTCTTAGAGAAAATTAAGCCTCTCGACGGGAAAATAACACCTACGCTATCTGACGACATCAAATTTCCTCCCATCGTTAAGAAATGGCTGATCTTCTGCGTTATAACCTATAAACGGAGGTACTCTGTCCCATATTCTTACTTTTTGGACTCTATTCATGGCTCCAAGTAGAATTTCTATATTTTCGGGGTCTACTTTACCAGATACGACATCTCTACCCACCTCTGTCAATTCCTTGATATCATGCGCCCCATTGTTGACCCCAGACTCACCCAAAGAGGCGAGTTTTCTTTGTCCTGCGGTCTGTTCCATTGGGAAAACAGGCATTTCGGCAGAATAAAGCAATAGCCCAAATCTCAAGTCGTGTAGACCGTAGTGAACCTTATCTAGTTTCCTCGGCCAAAAGTGAACAGTGTCTTTATCTACAAACTGGTCGAAAGTAGTATCTGTCCTCCAAATTGGCTTCTCCATTTGCTGAAGGACTGCCTTCGCTACCAATAGAAAGCCAGTACCCGTCCAATAGGCATATCCCTTAGGGTCATGTAGGCAGGTTGAGTCTCCATTCTGCTTGAAGGGATAATCAAGAGCCACAACTGGATAGTTTGTAGCAAACATCTTCTTGAGAATCCCCTTGGGGATAATCATGTCATCTTCTACAAACAAGAGGGCATAGACATCTTTATCTTTTAGGGCTTCTTCTGTGGGGTCGTTAAAACAGTCGGGCAACGACTTTCCATGCGCCCAATAAATCTGATACTCAAAACCTTCAAGCTCTCTCAACAGCTCTTCAAGGGTTTCTGAAAACATTAACCCCCTAGACGGTAGTATGACTGCGAGTTTTTTCATCTAGTTTCTCTAGCCCGTGTGTTATCTGTGCTTTAACAAACCCTTTGAGGGGATTGTCGGTTTTCAAGAAGGCAACATAGTGATCTTCTTTGGTCGCCCGAAAAACCTTATCATCCTCCGTCCAGAGATAGTCTGGAAACTGCTTGATAAGCTGGGGGAGTTTCATTATTCCTCTACTTGCAGTTCGGGATGCTTGGCTCTTAGTTCGTCAATTAGCTGGCGAATCATCTTGATTCCACCGTAAAACTGTGCTACCTGGTTCTTGTGTTCGGACATATTATTAAAGCCCTTATTTCTGATAGCCTCAATGTCGCTCTCTTGTAGTCTCTCGGCATGGATTACGTCTACTCTTGCCCGCCAGAACGCACCTTCCAGTTCTTGAAGTTGTCCTTGCAAGAAACCCAGTTTCTTAACTGGTGCTACGTCAAACTCTGGTTCTATTTTAAATTCTTTTACTATTCTTTCGTCTACTGCTAGTGGTGATTTCATACGTTCTCCTTATGTTTATAAGTGTAATAAAAAAGATAACACCTTGCAATAGAAAAGACCACAGTTTTTCAAATGTCTGTGGTCTAATCTGTGGATAAGTTTCGTCTTAAGACTTAAGAACGAAGCCGAATCCTGAACGTAGTCCGACGTGTCCGAATAGAACATCGACGGTAACTAACCAGCCAAGATACTCTTGCTTGTATTGTGCTTGAGTTCTAGGTCGGATTTGCATAGCGATTGCCCATGCATCTTTGTGGAAGAATAGGTGATTGTATTGATCTGTACCAGTGTCTAAGTACACAAGGTTTTGTGACATAAAGACATCTGCGCCATAGATTCGTCCAATTTTACCATTCTTAATGCTGTTAGCATCTCCACCTACGCCAAGTGCGTCGTATCGAACATATTTGTCGATAGCAAGCATTTCTGCTTCACCTTTAGGGTGAACCACAATTGATCGGTCAGATCGAGGGGCTTTGTTTTCGCTTAGGTATCGGTTTACAGTCAAAATGAGGTTGTCATTTAGGGCTGTTCCGAAGGCACCATATCCTGTCCAAACTGTGGTCATAGCTGTAGCAAGTACAGAGTCAATTTTTTCAGCGATTGCGTAAGCTGCTGCTTGTGTGTAATCACTTCGTAAATCGTACTTAGACTGTGCTTTTACTAGATCTTCTACTAAGAATGAACTTTCGTAGTGTTGGTCAAGAGTAATGGTTGTTTTGGTTTCGGTGTTGTAGTTC